AAATGTCTTCCCAAGCGGCTTGCAGGCGGCGGCGCGGCATCTTGCCGAACTGGTCGCTATTCAGCGCCTCGGCGTAAGTCAGTCCAGCGCCGGTCATTAGTGCGTAATCGGTCCCGAACATGGCGGCTCGGTGCTGGCGCAGCGTGACAATGCCGGCGAAGCGGTCGCGGTGGTCGCGGTAAAACTGGGATTCCGCAAAGCGCTTGCCGTTGCGCTCCACCGGTCCAAAAAACTCGTTCTCCCACACGATGATCGGCGCGGCGGTGTTGTTGATCAGTGCGTCCAGGCCGTCTAGGGTGTCGTCCATGGCCTGGCCGCCTACCAAGATCGTGTGAATGAACACGTTGCGGCCTTCCTCTTCTAGCGCCTCTATAGCGCCGGTTTCGGCCATGTAGCTGGTCACGGGAATGAAAGAAGTAGCGCCGTTGTCGATGACGACCGGGCCAGGGTGTTCCAGCGTCCAGTCAATCATGGTGTCAAAGCGGCGCGGGTCGATCTGGTCGCGGTTCATGATGTCGAGGTCGCGCACGTAGAGCGCGGGGAAGCGCTCCAGCGAGTTGTTTACCGGGTCCGTGTTAATGCACATGACTTGCGCATCCGTCAGCGCTTGCAGCGCCTGGGCGTTGTGATTGGCGGCGGTGGACTTGCCGCAGCCGCCTTTGCCTTGGACGACGATATGGACAGAGCTATCAATGGGTTTCAGCGGGTGCATGTGGGTATCCTTACCAGTCGATTTCTGAGTTGCGGTGTTTGCGGTAGTCGAAGCCTTCGGCCTCGGTGCTTGGGATTTCTGCTCCCCGCAGCGCGGCCGGCGCGGCCGGCGGCTTGGGGCGTTGTGCTGGGTGTCGGGCATGCGGCTTTCCTTTTTTGATGGCCTTCCGCGCGCGGTGCAGCGCCACGCGGAATTCGTTCAGATTCATTTGCAGGCCGGCGGCGGCGAGGGCGTCTAGGATGCTGGCGTGAGTCGCGCCGCGCTGGATGGCGGCTTCAATCTCGGGCAGTGCGGCGCGAAATCGCGCCGCTTTGCGTTCAGCGCCCAGCGCCGCCAATGCCTCGCCGGCATCGGGCGTCTGTTTGCTCATGGGGATGTAATGTTTTGATAACGACTTGCTAACGGGTTGTTAACGTGTCGCTAATGGTTTGATAACGGGCTAGGGTTGGTGGATGTGGGCGTCAAGGTCCGCCAGCTGTCCGCCTTGGCTCAGGTATGCCGCAACCCATGTCGGCTGTTTGCCGCGTCCGGACCACGTCAGGGCGTTGCCGTCAACGCCCATGATGAACAGCTGTTTGTGCTGCGCCCGTGCGCGCTTGAGCGTGGAGGCGGGTAGCAGGAACAGCGTGGCGCGGCCGGTGAGTTTTAGCGGTAGGGCTAGCTCAAGCTGTTCGGCCATGGGTGTGGCCTCAGCGAGGGCGGACGATGCGGCGGGCCGGGCAGCTGGGCGGGGTGTCCCAGCCGTCGCCGGTGTCTTCCAGCCGGCGGCGCTCAATCGCCCGGTCTTCCAGCCGCCGCCGCGTTTCGCGGGCCTTTGCCGCGTGCTGCGGGTCTTGCTCCGCTTTGGCGAAGTGGTAAAGGGTGGCGGTGCGAACTTCGGCCACTTGGCTAGCGGCTACGCGGATAGAGATGGTCATTGTTGGCTCTCTTCGAGGTCTTCGGCGGTGACGATGTATTCGTTAATCTGAGCGACTTTGTAGAGGGTGCATTGGCAGTGCTTGCGCGCCCACTCGCCTAAAAGGACGTGTAGTTCTTCTTGGGCCTCTTTGCTCGGGTTGGGGTAGTCGTCATCGGCTTCCCCGATGGCGTCATATGCTCCATCTCTCAGGCTTTCCAGCACGCAGTCAATATCAATCCATTTGGCCGGGTCGAGGTCTTTGCGGGTGCCGTAGTAAACAATATCGCCGGCGCGAAGCTCTTCGTTGATGGCCAGTTCTGAGAAGTTCTTGTAATCGAACGCTTCGCCGTCAGCGCTCCAAAGCGCGTTGTCCGGGCGTGTTTGTTTCGGGCTATGCTGGGTGATGGCGGCCACGCCGGCCGCGGTGACGGCGAACCACGGGGCGCCGCCGGTCATTTCGGATGCTGGGTGCTCTCGCATCAGGCCGGCGCTGACCAGTTCGCGGCAGCGCGTGACGTCATCGCCGCCGGCCACGTAGTGGTTGCGGTATTGATCGCCAAGGCCGTACTCATTGACGCCGACGGTGTGTTGCAGGATTTTGAGCAGTTCGGGTTTCATCGCGTGGTTTCCTTGCTGTAGTCCTTAATGCGCCAGTCTTCGGCCAGCTTTTCGAAAACTTCGCCGCCGTTTTTGAAGTAGGTATGCACCTCTTGCAAGGGGCTCCAGTCCATCTCCAGAACGCTGAGGCAGTCGGTGAAAACTTCAAGGTCAAGCCGCCGAAAGTTGGTCAGGTCAAACTTGAAGCGGCTCCCGTTGTAGAGGCTCAGCAGAAAGCTAGCGACTACCTGGCTTTGCCCTGAGTCGCGTTGCGCATGGGTCATCAGTCTGGCTAATGCCGGATGGCCTTTGTCTTGTGCCGTGGCGCAAAACCGGCTTATCTGATGGATTTTTGTGAGGTGGTTGTCTATGGAGCTCATGCCGCCTTCTCCTCGCCGTTGGCCTGGGCTGCGGCGGCTTTGGTCTTCACCGTCTTGGCCAGGCTCTTGTATAGGTCCGGGTGGGTGGTCTTGAGGTAGTCCACAATCTGGACGTCCTCGCCGCGCAGCGCCGCCAGGTCGATTTGCTCGACGTAGACCAGCCGCAACAGTTCGCGGGTGGGCTTGGGCATGTTGCGGCCGGTTTCGTAGCGGCTGCCGGCGGACTGGGTGGCGCCGATGCGGGACCAGAATGCTTGTTGGGTCAGGCCGGCGGCGCGGCGGATGTTGCGGGGGTCATTGATCTTGCAGAAACGGTCCATTTGCTAATCCCTCGTTAATGGGTTGCTAACGCTGTGTAATGTTTTGCTAATGCCCAAGGCCCAAAAAAAGGCCGGGCGGCCTGGGGTGTGGGTGCATCCCGCTGCGTTCTCGCGTGAAAGCGCAGTGGGATGCCGGCGGAGCTGATCAGAGGAGAGCGCGCGTTAGTTGAACGTGCGTTGCGCCGCCGGCGTAGCTGCGCGCCATTGGCGCGCTGTTGGATGTCCCGGCCGGAATGGGCCGGTGCATATTCGTGGGTTGTTAAGGAGCGGAGCAGCAGTCGCTGCGGTGACTGAACTATAAGTGTGCTTATAGATGAATTGCAAGTGTGCCGTATAAGCGTGCTTATATTTGTTGTAAAAGTGCACCTCCGCATTTGCTTGGTTTTTCTGTTTTCAGTAATTGGCTTGCGCCTTTGCGTTGTTCGAGTGCAGCAGAATTGCCTCATGGATACGTTGGGCAGCCGATTGCGCGCAGAGCGCAAAAGACGAAACCTCACTTTGGATGCGCTTGCTAAGCGGGCAAGGGTAGGGGTGTCGACAATCGCAGACTTGGAAAATGGGCGCCGTAGGTCAACAACAAAGATGTTGTCCTTGGCTAGGGCGTTGGGGGTGTCTCCGTTGTGGTTGGAGACGGGGAAGGGTGGGCGTGATGCGGTCCCCGCGCCGGAAAATGTTTACGTCTCAGCCGAGACTATAGAGGAACTGGCGCTTCAGATGCTGGACAAGGGTAGTGAAGAAATCGCAAAGCTGTTGAAGCTGATAATTGATAGCAAATCCCGCACTAGATGATCTGGGCATGCAACTGTCCATGTTGGCAGTTGTTTGTTCTTATTTTGTCATAATAAGAAACAAAACTTGATATCGATGATAAGTCGTGCCAAATCTGTACTTACGTAAGTTTACTTAGTATATGCAGTGCAGACTATTCATGACAGGGTGCGTTTCCTCAAGAAACGCGACAGGGTGTTGACGAAGGAAATCGCTAACGCCTGTGGGGTTACAGTGCCGGCAGTTGGGGGGTGGATGAAGTCTACTGTCCCTAATGGCCGGCATTTGCCGTTATTGGCGGCGTTTTTCAATGTCTCTGTCGATTGGCTGGTTCGTGGGGAGGTTGATGAAGAACGCGAACGGATACTTGCAGAGATGAGTTTGTTGAGCCCCATGATTGACATGGAGGGCTTGCAGATTGTGCGGCTGATGATGAGAAAGCTTGCCTATAAGTAGACAGATTTACAAGGATTCACTTAAAGAGCCTGGTACAACTACGTATACACACGATGACGTCCGAGCCGTAACCTTTGCCTCGCAACTGTAACAACTTCGCGAGGGCGGGAAATGGGAACTCCCATACAACAACAATGTATCCATGCTGCAGAGTGTTTCCACTTTAGGGCGAAGGGTGCGCATGATGAGTGTGGCCAGGCTGAGTTTGAGCCTGGGGTGGGCGGTAAGGTGCTGGTGGCTTCGGTGACTGCGCTTATGTATTCGGATGGTACGGTGGCTTATCGGCGGTGGGGGGAGCGCGGGCGGGTAGGTGAGATTCTGGGTGTGAAGTAAGAAAAAGGCGGCTTAGCCGCCTTTTTCTTTTCTGCGTGCATATTCAAAAAACAACTGAGCGACCTCTGTTTCTCCACGGCGCTCAAGTTCGTCAAGCATGTCTTTAACGGACGCCGCGTCTAGTGAAAGGCTGGGCAAGTCTCCCGTCATTGTGCCTTTGCCGTATGCAAGCCATTGAGGGCTTACCTTGAGTGCAGCGGCAGCCTTTAGCAAGTTCTCGCCTTTGATTGATTTCGTCGCGCCTGTACACCATCCGTTCACGGCAACGGAGGTTATCCCGGTGCGCCTCGCGAGCTCGGATTGGTCCATGTGTGCATGTTCAAGGGCCGCTTGTATGCGTTCGCTTAATGGTGTCATGTAAGCAAGCTTACAGCCTATTGATAAAATCATGCTTTGACTACGCCTATAAGTGTGCTTATACTTTGCGGCATGAAAAAAGCCCTCGTTGTGAAGCACTTCGGTGGAGCCTCTAGAACCGCCTCTGCACTTCAAATCACGCCCGCGGCTGTTGCTCAGTGGCCAGAGGTGGTTCCGTTCTCTGCAATCGGGCGAATTGCCTATTTGCAGCCTGACGCATGGACTGCACTGGTTGCTGCTGAGGCGGCCCAGTTGGCAGTTGTGTCTGTTGATGGGGTGGCCGATGCCGCTCAAATCCCTTGTTCTGACTTCGAGTTTCCCCCTTGGCGGCCAATGACCGGCCGGCGAGCTTTGCCGGCTGACTCTGGCGCTAAACATCTGGAGGCTAATTATGGGTAAACAACATTGTTCTTATGAGTATAGGCATGCGTTGGTCAGGCTAAAGCAAGCCAAGCTCAGGATGGAGCAAGCCCGGCTGGAGCAGTGTCGTAGCGAGGTCCGCCAGGCTTGGCATCCTTTGCAGGAGAAGGCGCTAGAGGCTAAGTGCGCTTTGACGGCCCTTGAGCTGGAGCGGGATTTGATAGTTCTTGGTCGAGAACGAATCGAATGTCTTCCAGCTTCATAGCGAACACGTCACGCGGTAACCAGTGAAACTTGTGAATGAGGTAGTAGTGGACCGCCTCTAGGCCGTCTAGGCCAACGTAGCCTTCTCTTTCGGCGATTCTGTCGCCGAACAGGATTAAGTGGTAGTTGAGTTCACCCTCGGAGAGGGCAAGTTTTTTGCGGATTTGGTTCCGTTCATCGTCCATGTTTTATCGCCTATCTGTTGGTGGTAAGCGTCCTTTTCTAAGGACATGGACATGTTAGTGGTTGGTCTTGTTATTGCATAGGGATGAGGAGTGGTTGTGAACAAGCATGTGGCTAATTGGTGGTGTGGCGCTTCCATGTTGCGTCCTCTCTCTTTTGATTTTCCCCCTCGGCGGCCACTGACCGGGCCGGCGAGCTTTGCCGGCTGACTCCGGCTTTTTTATTCCGTGTGTGGCTGTGACCAGCAGCCGCAGTAACTATAGCGAGTGACTAAATGAAAAGCTTGCGTGTCGTGCCGCAACAAACGCTGATTAGCGCGCTGCGGGAAAAGGTGTTGGCCTGGCGCCAGGGCGAGGGGCTGACGATTGAGGCGGTGGCGATTGAGATCGTCAAGCACTACTACGACAACCGCTATAACGCGATGCTGGACATTGAGTTCCAGACCGGCGAGGGCGGGGACGCGTACCGCGCGGCGCGCACCAACGCGGATCGCATCAGCCGTTGGCTGGATGATGTGGGCAAGACCAATGTGTTGTTGCCGGCCAATCTGGTCCCGGTGGTGATGGGGGCGTTGCCGATGCGCTGGCGCCTGGCCTTTGCCGCGGACCTGCTGGCGCCGCTGGGCCTGGAGGTGTCGATTGCCAAGACGTCGGCGGTGGAGGCTTCCTTGTCTTGCCTGCTGGCCTCGCTGGCCAAGGAGAGTGGGGAGGGTATCGCCGCCTTCGGCCAGCTGCTGGAGCGGACCAATCCGGCCGCGTTGCAGGAAGCGTTGATTGAACTGGAAGAGGGCGGCGCCGCAATGGCGAAGGCCAAGGCCATGGTGTTGCAGCTGTTGGAGGCGAGCAAATGCCAGGACAACGCGAATTCCAAAAGCGCCGGTTGATGCAGCAGCGCGCCCGGTTCCGGCACGCGCCGTCTCGCCTCAAGGAAGATGAGCGCCGGCGTATGTTGGATGACGCCCTGGCGCTGCTGGATGGCCTGGCGCGGGATCGGGCCGAGGAGGCGCGGCGACGTGGCGGATAGCGGGCTGGTTGAATGGGTGCTGGAGAGTGGCGACCCGGACAAGGACGCCGCTTATCTGGACGCACTCCGTGGAAGCCACGGCGGCACGGCGCTACGGAAGCGCGAGATTAAACGGCTGCAATTGGTCTATGGCGACGGCTACCGGATGAATGTAGAGCGCGCGCTGAGTGGGGATATGCCCCAGTTGGCGGCGGAGATGAGGAACGGCGGGCGCGCTGATGCGCTGGCCATTTTGGGAAAGGGTGGGAGATGACTGGAAGTGATGGTTTGCCTGATCGCAATGAGGTGGTGGCGGCTCTGCGTGGCCTGAAGGGGCTTGTGGATGCGCGATGGTCTGGCGCCGCTGGTAGGCATAGTGATTCTTATCTGCGCGCTAGTGAGCTTTTGGCACGGCTTGATCCTCCCAAAAAAGATCCGGTGGTGGCGCTGTGGTTGGTGAAGGTTGATCCAGCCGGGGTTCAGTTGCGTCGCCTGGGCGGGGATGGTTCTAAGTTGCCTTTGGCCGGCCATGTGATGGAGAGCTACACCCATTTACCTACGGACAGGGCGGAAAAGGCCCTGGTGCAAATTGCCCGTGGTACTGAGCCAGCCCGTCACCTTTTCCGTTCTGGCGCGCTTGATGAAGCTTCGGAGCGAAGCGAGAGCGGAGCGGATCGGCTCGCGGTCATGCGCAAGGACAACGCGAACTTAGGACTGGTGGGGCTTGAGGGTAAGCAGAGAGGTGAAACCGGCTTGATGGAATGGCTGTGTTGCTTGAAGGAAAGCGAGGACGGGCGTTTGGTCATGTTTGAACTGGCGTGTGCTTTGCGTGACTTCAAGTATCTGTTGGATATACAGGAGCCTGGATCGTTGCGAGCTCCGAGGGCGGGTGATGCCAGGGAGTCCGCAATTTATCGCCAGTCAGCTGATGTTCTGGCTGTGTTTGAGCGCTTCCTTGAGCGAAGTAAAGGCAGTGAAGCCAGCTTGATGGAATGGCTGCATGGCTTGAGGGGAAGCGAGTACGGTAGTTTGGTTGTATTTAATCTGTGGAAAGCTTTGTTTGACTTCAAGCGTCTGCTGGATATGCAGAAGCCTGGGACATTGCGGGCTCCGAGGGGGGGTGACGCCAGGGAGTCCGCAATTTATCGCAAGTCAGCTGATGTTCTGGCTGCGTTCGATCTCTTTCTTGATCCGTTCGAGCGTGTCCTTGATCGAAGTGAGGTCGGCTAGCGCGAAGGCGTAGTGCTGTTGTGGGGCGTGTCCCGCGGGGTGTGCCAGGCCAAGCATGCTGCCGATAGCCTCGCGGGCGCTGGTGATATCTCTCAAGATGCAATCGCTGTTTGGATAGAGCTCCTCAAGATCGCTTAACAGCCATCTTGCTGCGCCAAAGAAGGCTAGGTGGTCGGCTGGTTCTTTTGAGTTAAAGGCCCGCATGGCGTGTTCATGCAGAGCTTCAACGGTGAAGAGAGCGTGCTTCATTAGGGCTCCTTGCTTAGCGGTGTGTTTCGACGTTTTTGAAGTAGTCGAAAAGCTCTTTGTGGAGTGAGGTGATTTTTTTTGCCATATCTTTGCCGCCGTCGTCACCGCAATTAAAAAAATCAACCTTGTTTTCGGGTGTGAAAAAACTGGGGTTGGAAAGCAGGGTCTTGAGGGTTGCGTTGGCGAGGTCTAGTGCTTCGAACTCTGTCATTTTTAGGCTCCAGTGCGTGGATTGTATGGTTAATGCGTTTGGGATTTTACCCGCTTTGGCATGATGTTCAAGGGATGAGGAGAAGAGGGGGATACATGAATATTTTGCTATCCGAAGATGAGCAGGGGGCGTTGGCCGGGTGCAGCCTGGAGGCGATGCGCCTTTATGTGCTGGGGCTGCGGCCTGAGGTGGATATCCGCACGGGCCTGGTGGGCAGGGGGTTTGCCGTCAGCCGGGCGCAGCTGGCCATCAATATCCAGTTTGCTCCGTCGCGTGGGAGTCAGCGCTCGCCCTGGAAGCCGTCGCTCCGGCAATTGGATGCGCTGGTGGACGAGTTGGCCCGTGAGGGGTTGGCCAAGAGGGTTTCAACGGTGCATGAGGTCAAGAAATTGGTTTTGAAGCTGCCCTTGGTGTTATTGCGTCCGCAGGAGGAAGGGGACATGAACGGGAATGATGAACCGGACATGAGCGGGAGTCCGAATAGTCAGCCCCCGCAAGGGTTTGGCTGTTTGGCTGGGGCTGATGAACTGGACGCCTCGGCTAAACATGAGGCGGACATATCAGTGATATCTGTAGATATAGATATACCCCGCGCATGCGCTCGCGAGAGCGAGCTTGCGGCGGCTGCCAGTAAGTTGGGGGTATCCGGGGCTATTTCCGACTGGGTGGCGGCAGGAGTCACCCCGGCCATCTTGAAGCTGGCTGTATTGCGCTGTAGGGAGCATATTCCGCGCACCCGGCGGATTTCCGCCAATTACCTGGCGCGCGTGCTGGAAACGGTGCTGGAAGGGCAGGAAAGGCCCGTCCGGCCGACGGCGAAGCCAGCGGCCAGCCAGGGCAGGCCGGCCAGGCCGGGGAATCGCTGGGTGAAGGTGGCTCCGGATTGCGCGTTTGATGGGCTGCCGCCAGTATCCGGCAATATGCCGCCTGAGGCGGCAGGGGGCGGGGATGACTGGATTGAGTGAGGTTGTGGAGTATTTCCCGCGCGCTGCCGCGCGGCGTGGGCTGGCTGTTGTTCCTGGGCATTGTGACGCTCATGGGTCGTTTGAGGCGATTGCGCCAGCTGGCCGCCGCCCGGTTTGCCCGCGGTGCACCGAGGAAAAAGAGCGTCTGCAGGAGGTTGAGCGACGGCGGGCGGGCATGCTCCGACAGGCCGGCGTCCCTGGTAGGTTCTCGGCGGCGACGTTCAGCCAGTTGGAAAGGGTGTGCGATGAGCAGGCGGCTGTTATCGCAAACTTTAAACGCTGGGTGGCCGGCGTGGGCCGCGGTGAGGTTTATTCGAACGCGGTGTTGCTGGGCAAGACGGGGACGGGGAAAACGCATATGTCCTGCGCGGCGGTGCTGGCGCTGATCCGGGGTTGCGGCATCCGGGCGCGCTATGTGACGTCGGAGCAGGTCAAGCGGGAGGTGTGTGAAAGCTGGGGCGGCGGCGGAGAATCGGAGTCGCGGGTTCTGGAGCGCTACGGCGCATATCCCGTGCTGGTGCTGGATGAGGTGGACATTCTGGACGAGAGGGGGCCGGGGCTGCGGGTGTTGAACTCGGTAATAGACAAGCGTAGCGGGGAGCAGCGGCCGACGGTGTTTATCTCGAATCAGGATCAAGCTTCGCTGCAAGAGTTGTTGGGGCGGCGGGCGGTAAGCCGGATGTTTGAAAACGCCTTGATCATGCATTGCCCTTGGGATGACTACCGCACCCGCAAGGCGTGATAAAATCACGGCATAAATAAAGCCCGGCAAGACCGGGCTAGGGATTCCCTCGGTCAATAGGGGAATTGTTATGTCGTTTGAAGTTGTGAATGTTGTGCGCTGGGCTATCGAGTTTTTGCAGTCCGGCGGCGTGGGTGCCGTGCAGTATGGCGGCGGCGCTGCTGGGTGGCGGGATGGCTTGGGCGCGTCTGGCAGGATTGAGGCGCAGCGGGTGAATGACGCCCTGGTGGCGTTGCCGCCTGCTCAGCTGCTGGCAATGTTGGCCAAGGTCCACGCGGACGACATCCGCCAGGGGCCGCCGGTGTGGAAGGACTTGTGTTCGTTCTTCAGAGCGAGTTGTCCGGAAGCGTTCGAGCGGTTCGGGCCGGAGGCTGGGGCCTGGCTGGTGCGTAAGTGGATGCGGCGCGATGACGGCAGCTGGCGCGAGTTTGCGCGGCTGTTCGGCGGATCGCCGCCCACGGCAAGCAAGTTCTTTGAAGCAGTGGTTGCGCCCGTGCTGGATGGCTGGTTCATTGCGGCCAAGGGCGAACTGGAAGTGGTGATCGAGCAAGTATTTGCTGGAGAGCTTCCAATTGCCGCTTGACAGCCGGCCGAATTTTTCAAATAATCCGTCCTGTCACCAGCCATAGGCGCGTCCAAAGCCCGAGTTAACCGCTCGGGCTTTTTGCATTTCTGGTTGTTGATTGCGTGTGCTTCTCCTTGCGTGCCTCTCCTGCGCCCCGGTCCAGTCTCTGGCCGGGGCGTGTCTTTTTGAGCCGGGGATTATCGAGGAGTTAGCAGTTGCAAGCCGACGCCCAGCGCTTGGCTGGCGAGAGAGCGTAGCAGTTCACGACCTTCGGCTTTGGCGGCATCTACCATCCGGTCCCCAAGGGAGGCTTGTAGGCTGCCAGGGATCGCCTTCAGCGTTTCCAACCCTTTGGCTGTCAGAACAGCCTTTGTAAGGGTTCCTGACCTGTAGTCAACCGTACCAGAGACGTACCCTGCCTCGGTGATCCAGTCGAAGCAGGCCCGGCAAAACTCTCCTTCTTCCGTAAGTACCGTCCCGTAATTGCCGTCTTCGGTAAAGGCGGTTTTGGGGTCAAGTATGTGGCCGACCTCAATGAATTTCTGAAGTGGGAACGATTGGTACAGCACGGCAAAGGTTTTGCCGACGATTAGATCAAACTGTTCAATATTGGAGTGCGACATGGAAAGCAAACCTTCTGGTCAGATTAATAAACACTGCACTAGCCATGAAGAGGCCAAAGCCAAGGCGGAGCTCATCGACGAGTTGACCCGTGCGGTCAGGCTCCAAGTAGGAGGGGATATTGACGGGATCAGGGCGCGGGCATACTGGGAAGCCCGTTTGCCAGAGGTCCGGCTTGAATGTTTGGCAGAGGCCCTGACAACCGTCCTAACCCGCTTGCGGCCACGGCACGGCGACTGGACTTGTCCGGTGTGTGGGCGCAAGTAAAGGGCAAGACATGACTCCTATTTTCAATGAGGTCTATTCAACCGATGATGGAATTGGCATGGCTAGGTCGGCATTCTATTCCATTGGCGTTATCAAGGACCAGTCAGGGCAAACCGTGCTCAGTCTTGGTTTGCCCGAACGGGACTCGCCGGTACGGTTCCTGCTCAGCGAGGCGCAGCGCCAACATTTGGTGAGCCTGCTGTTGGATGGTGGTGAACTGGCCGCCGAGCCTCGGGGCTAGATTTCCCTCTTGAGGAATGTTCGCGCTTCGGCGATTTTTTGTATTCGATTGTGTGATTGCGGAACCCGGCCTTGTGCCGGGTTTTGTTGTTTCTGGAGAGCGAGAAATGGTCAAGTCAGAGTTGCTGCCCGTGTCGATACGTGGGCGCGAAGTGCTGGGACTGCTCACGGCGAAGGCTGAGAAGTATGTGCCATTGAAGCCGGTTGTCGAGGCGTTGGGGCTGGATTGGTCTGCACAATATCGACGTGTCCAGCGGTGCCCTGTTTTGTCCAAGGGGGTTGCCATGATGGCAACAACTGGTGGGGATGGTAAGCATTACAAGATGCAGTGTCTTCCGTTGGGGCGGATCGGCTTCTTTCTGGCCGGCCTCGATACCTTGCGTATTGCGGATTCCGAAAAGCGCGCGCTGGTGATTGCTTTCCAGCAAGAGTGCGCCGACTTGATTGATGCCGCGCTGTCCGGCCGTCTGCATGAGCGGGAGAGTTGGCTGGGGGTTCGCCAGTTCGCTAAAGACCACACCCGCGAAATGAACGCCAACCTTCAGTTGTCGCGGCGAATGATCGGCAAGGAAACCCAGCATCACCACTATGCCAATGAAGCCAGGATGGTGAACCGTGTGTGCTTCGATATGGATGGTGTGATGCGTGACCAATTGTCGGAAGAACAGATCCAACTGCTGGATGCGGCCATGCAAATGAATGCCGGTCTGTTGCTAGCTGGAATGTCATACCCTGACCGCAAGGAGCGGCTGCATGCCTTTGTCGCTCGCTGGTGGTCGTTCCGTTCGATGCAGCAGGTGGCGAATGTGATGCCCGACCGGGGGACCCTGGCAGGGTTAAACGAGTACGGGGCTGTGGACCCGCAAGGCTTTGCTAGCGGCTGGCTTTGAAAGTTAGTGAAATTTCACCGAGGGTGAAATGAGGTGAATTCGGGGTGAAAAATGGCGTACCTGAGCAAGAAAGCATTTGCGGATTCGCAAGGCTGGGCGCCCAGCTACGTAAGCAAGCTGGGCAAGCAGGGCCGGCTTGTACTGGCCCCGGATGGAAAGAGCGTGGATGTAGACGCCACGCTAGCCATGATTGGCAAGACGGCCGACCCGTCAAAAGAGGGCGTGGCTCAGCGGCATGAGCGGGCACGGGTCCAGCGCGATGTCTACGGCGCCAACAACCTGGCGGCGCCGGATATGCCGGCCAGTCCGGAACAAGGGATGGCGCCCCCTGGTGGGGTTGGCTTTGGTGACTTTCAAGCCGCCCGCGCGATGCGGGAAACCTACCTGGCACTGGCCGCCAAGGCGGAGTTTGAGCGCTTGTGCGGGGAAACCGTCCAGCGCCGGCCGGTGGAAGATGCAGCCTTCCGGGCTGCTCGCCTGCTGCGGGATACCGTCCTGGGGCTGCCTAAGCAGATCGCCAGCGACCTGGCCAGCATGAGCGACCCTTGGGAGATTGACCGCTTCTTAACCGAGCGCTTGCGCTTGGTGCTGACCGACACGACCCGACTAGGGAATGACGAACTGAAAAAGGCCATGGCCGCCGGAGCCGATTAACAATGGAGCACTTGCCATGTATGCAGACGGTCACGCCGCCTACATGGCGGGATGGCATGCGGGGCTAACACCGGACCCCGCGCTTTGGGTGGATGAGTGGTCCGAGGAGTTCCAGCGCATCAGCCCGGATTCCGGCGCCGCTGAGCCTGGTAAGTATCGGGTGGACCGCACGCCCTACGCTCGCGAAGTGCTGCAAAAGCTGTCGCCGGAAGACCCGTGCCGCCGCGTGGTGGTGATGGGCGCATCGCAGATGCTCAAGACGCAAGTTGCGCTCAACTGGATGGGCGCCTTGATCCATATGTCGCCGGGCAACATCCTGGCGCTGGAGCCGTCGCTGAGCCTGGCCAAGCGCTTATCTGACCGGGTTGAGAAGAACATAGATTGCGTTCCGGAGCTCCGGGCGAAGGTGCCGGCGGCGCGCTCGCGCGACGGCCGCAACACGATGGACACCAAGCAGTTTGCGGGCGGTACGCTCTATATCACGACCGCCGGCAGCGCGGCCAACCTGGCCGAGGTGTCCATTCGCTATTTGTACGGCGATGAGGTGGACCGCTGGAAGGGCGACGTTGACGGCGAGGGCGACCCGGTCAAGGTGGCTGAGGCCAGGACAACCACGTTCGGCCGCAACGCCAAAATCTACTATTCCAGCTCGCCCACGCTGGAGGGTGGCAGCCGCATTCACATCCTGTTCCTGATGGGCGACCAGCGTTATTACCACGTCGCTTGCCCGCACTGCCAGGAACGTCAGCCGTTGATTTTTGAAAACCTGCGCCGCTCTGAGGACGACCCCGGCGCGGCGGTCTACGTCTGCACGCACTGCGGCGCTCACATCGAGGAGCACCACAAGACGGCGATGTTGGCTGGCGGTGTCTGGGTGGCATCGGCACAAGGCGACGGCAAAACCGTTTCCTACAACATTAACGGCCTTTATAGCCCTTTGGGCTGGCTGAGTTGGGCGGAGATGCTGTCCGAACATGCGGACGCGGAGGTGGCGCTCAAGGCCGGCGACCCCGGCCCGATGCAAGTTTTCTATAACACCCGCCTCGCCAAGGTCTGGAGCAACGCGCAGGAAATGACCAAGGGTAGCGAGCTGATGGCCCGCGCAGAAGCTTACGCGTTGCGCAGCATTCCCAAGGGCGTGTTGATGCTGACCGCGGCGGCCGACACTCAAAACAACCGCCTGGAGTTGCTGATAAAAGGGTGGGGTGTAGGGCTGGAAAACTGGGTGATTGACCGCCAGGTGATCATGGGCGATCCAGCCGATGACGCCACCTGGGCGGCGCTGGACGAAGCCTTGAAGGCGGAGTTCATTCACCCCAACGGCCAGCGCATGAAGATAGCGGCGGCGGCCATCGATTCCGGCGGCGGCTACACGCAAGAGGTTTACCAGTTCTGCCGCGTTCGGCGCTGGCGCAATGTGTTTGCAGTCAAGGGCGCGAACAAGCCAAACCGACCGGTGATTGCCGCAATGGCGAGTAAGGTCGATGTCAACTGGCGCGGCCAGTTCGAAAAAGGCGGCGCCGAAATGTGGAACATTGGCACGGACACCGCCAAGGATTGGATTTACAACCGCTTCAAGCTGCTGGACGGCCCCGGCGCTCAGCACTTCAGCAAGGACTTGCCGGATGACTTCTATGTGCAGTTGACGGCGGAACGCAAGCTGGTCTGCTTTGTGAAGGGACGCCGGGTTGAGAAATGGGTTAACCCTGGGCGGCGTCGTAACGAAATCCTGGACATGAGCGTTTACAACCTGGCCATGGCCCATTACATGGGGCTGCATAAGTATTCGCCGGCCGATTGGGAAAAGCTGCAAATGCGCTATGCCCAAACCGGACTGTTTGATGAGCCGCCGCCAGGCGCAGAACCGGACCAAGCGTCCAGCAGTACCCCAAGTGCAGACCCCGCCCCGGCGGGGTTTGTCGCATCTAGACCCCAACAGCCGCGCCGACAAGCGCGGTCTGGCTATTTGAAACGGCGTTGATATGGCATTTACCCAAGAGCAATTGCAGGCCATCGAAACGGCCCTGGCGCGCGGGGAACGCGTTGTCCAGTATCAGGACCGGCGCGTGGAATACCGCAGCGTGGACGAGCTCAGCCGGCTGCGGGAAACCATCATCCGGGATCTGAACAAGCAGGCCGGGCGCACCGGCCCTAATTTTGTCCGCTTCTTCCACGCGGGCAAGGGGGTCTAATGAGCTATCCCGCCCTGGGCGCGCGCGGCTTCCTGCTGCCTACGCGGCTGAAAAACAGCTACGATGGCGCCGGGCAAGGTCGCCGCGCCAGTAACTGGAAGGCAAGCGGCGCCGGCCCGGCGGCCACCAGTACCAACGGCTTGCAAACCCTGCGCAACCGCAGCCGCCATGCCATCCGGAATGATCCCTACGCCTTCACCGTGATTGATAAGCAGGTCTCGAATCACATCGGCACCGGCATTGTTCCCAAACCGACGCACAAGGACGAAACCATCCGCAGCGCGCTGCGCGAACTGTGGGGGGATTTCACCGAGGAGAGCGACGCGGACGGCCAGTTGGATTTTTACGGCCAGCAGGCTTTGGCGGGGCATACCTTCTTTGGCGGCGGCGAAGTGTTCGCCCGTTTGCGGGTGCGCCCGTTGAGTGATGGCCTTGCCGTGCCCTTGCAAGTCCAGTTGCTGGAGCCCGAGTTTGTGCCGCATACCAAGAATGGCCGGGCACCGGGAACCAATAACCCCATTCGCCAGGGCATCGAGTTCGAAGGAACGCAGCGGGTAGCGTACTGGATGTACAAGCGCCACCCTGGCGAGGGCTCAACGGACCCCAGTTATAACGAGTTGGTCCGTGTGCCGGCGGATGAAGTGTTGCACCTGCACGAACCTACGCGCGCCGGCCAGCTGCGCGGCGTTCCGCTGCTGGCCCCGGTGCTGCTGCGGCTCAAGACACTGGACGAGTTTGACGACGCGGTGTTGTTCCGCCAGGAGGTGGCCAATCTGTTTGCCGGCTTCATCCGCAAAACCCCGTCGCAATCGCCCTACCCGACAGAGGGGGGGCGCGCGGCCGATGCGGGTTATTCGCCGCTGGTGGGGTTGGAGCCGGGAACCATGCAGGAACTGGGTCCGGATGAGGATGTGTTATTCAGCGACCCGCCGGACGCCGGCAACAACTACGCCGAGTTCATGAGGCAGCAACTGTCAGCGGTGGCTGTTGGCGCCGGGCTGCCGTTTGAACTGCTGTCCGGTGATTTGCGCGGCGTCAGCGACCGTATTATCCGCATCATCCTGAATGAGTTCCGCCGCCGGGTGGAGCAGCGCGTTCATGGGATTTTCGTGCATCAATTCTGCCGGCCGGTATATCAGCGCTTTGTCACCATGGCCTGGTTGTCCGGCGCCATCCCCTTGCCGGACTTCGCCAGCAACCCGCGGCCGTATCTGCGCGCGCGCTGGGTGCCGCAGGGCTGGGCCTACACGCATCCGGTACAGGACGTGCAGTCGGACAAGATGGCGGTGCGGGCCGGTTTTACCTCCCGTTCCGAGATCCAACTGAAGCGCGGCTCAGACCCGGACACGATAGACCGGGAAAACATGGAAGACAACGCTCGTGCCGACCGCATGGGGCTTACATACGACACCGACCCGCGACAGCGGGACGACCAAGGCGAAGTCATCGAGGACAAGACATGAACCGACCTTATCGCATTTACAACATGGCCACGCCGTCAGCGCATCCCGACGGCGACAGCTGGTTCCGCATCAAGAACGCCGCCCCGGCGGAAGGTGCCACGGCCCAGCCGCTGGAGGTCGAGCTTTACGACGGCATCGGCAACTGGGGCATCCGCGCGGCGGACTTCCTGCGCGAACTGCGCGAAGCCGACGACGGCCAGCGCGAAATCCATGTGGGCATCAACAGCCTGGGCGGCGAAGTGTTCGACGGCCTGGCTATCCACAACTTTTTCCGCCGCCTCGGCAACCGCCTGACGGTGCGTGTGGATGGCGTGGCCGCCAGCATCGCCAGTGTGATCGCCTGCGGCGCGGCGCGGCTGGTGATGCCGGACAACACCATGCTGATGATTCATAACCCGTGGACGCAGGCGGGGGGCGAGGCGGACGACCTGCGCAACATGGCGGACATGATGGACAAGTCGAAAGCCAACTTGATTGCCTGCTACCGCAGCAAGGCGCCGGGTCTAAGCGAGCAAGAACTGTCCGACATGATGAGCGCGACAACCTGGCTCAGCGCACAAGAAGCGCTGGCGTTGGGCCTGGTGGACGAGGTGCTGGGCGGGGTGACGATGCAAGCCAGCGCCGGCCGTCTGGCCAGCCTCGGACGCTTGCATAACGTGCCCGCGCCTTGGCTGGCCAGCGTGTCCGTCAAGGATGAGCCCATTGAACCCGCCAAGCCGGCGGTAGATCCCGAGCCGGTCACGGACCCAGCTCCCGCGCCGCAGCCGGCGAGCGACGCGCCCGCGGTGGCGGCGCTGGCCAAGCTGGCCGCACAGCTGTGCAATGCGGCGGGCCTGGACGGCCAGGCGGTTGAAAGCGTGATGACGCATACCGCCCTGGCCAGCGAAAAGGCGGTCAGGGACGGCGTGGCCAATATGGTTGCCGTCCGCGACCTCTGTAAAGTCGCCAAGTTGCCGGAGATGAGCGCCAGCCTGATCGCCAGCGGCATGAGTGCCGATGCCGCCCGCGCCCGTCTGTTTGACAAGCTGGTGGCGAACGCCGGGGAAGAACTGGACAACCGGTTGCCGGAAGAGGCCGGGGTTGCGCCGAAAAAAGGGCCGAATCCCGTTGATGTGTATGCAAACCGCCGCGCGGCCAAACGCCAGCCGGCAAACTCTCGTTGAGGTGATCTATGAGCAAAAGCAAAGTCCAAGCGCTGCGCGCGGGCGAGTTCCTTCTTTCTGTCGGCAATGGCGGCATCAGCATGGAAAAAATCGTGTTGGCAGCGGGCTCGGCATTCCCCGCCGGCCAGGTGCTGGCCTTCAACGCCAAGACCAAGGAGCACGACAAATACGACCCGGCAAATGCCGACCTCAAGAAAGCGGCTGGCATCCTGTACGCGCCGGAGCCCGAGCGCCTGGAGCCGGCATCGGCCGCCATGGTGGCGCGGCTGTCTGAGGCGGTGGCGTCGCAGCTGACCGGCCTGGACGATGCCGCCGCCGCCGCGCTGGCGGCGCAATTCATCGTCATGCGCTAAGCCGTTCCCCCTTGATACCCCAAAGCCCCGCCAAGTGCGGGGCTTCTTGTTTAGGAGCATTCCATGCCCGCGATTGACATTTTTGAAGACGACGCGTTTTCCCTGGCTTCGCTGACCGCCACCATCAACGACATGCCGGCGCAGCCGTCGCGACTGGGCGACCTCGGCCTGTTCGACGAGGAGGGCGTCACCACGACGACGGTTCAAGTGGAAAAGGACGGCGAGACGCTGGCCTTGATCGCCGCCGGCGAACGCGGTGTGCCGGGGCAAAACGTCGCCGGAGATCGCCGCGTCCTGCTGCCGTTCAATACCATTCACTTGCCGGCGCGCTCCGTGATCAAAGCGGATGAAGTCACCAATCTGCGCGCCTTTGGCAGCGAAACCGAACTGGAGTCGGTGCAGTCGTTGGTGGCCAAGCGCCAGAATAAACACCGCAAGCAGCTTGACGCCACCATTGAGTTTCATCGTGTGGGCGCGCTGCGCGGCAAGGTGATGGATTCGGATGGCCGGCGTGTGCTGCTGGATGTGTACAACGCCTTCGGCATCGAGCAGAGAACTGTGGTGATGGACCTGGCCAAGGACACGCTGCGCGCCAAATGCCTGGAAGTGTTTGACCTGATGGACGAGGTCATGGGTGCCGAGCCCTATAACGGCGCCCGCGTGATGTGCGGCCGCGTGTACTGGGGCAAGCTGATGGCCAACAAGGCGTTCTCCGACGCCCAGCGTGACGCCGCCCTGGCTGCCGCGTTGCGGGGCGATCCGCGCGAGGCGGTGGAGTTCGGCGGCATGGTCTGGGAGCGCTACCGCGGCAAGGTGGGCGGCGTGGCGTTTGTTGGCGAGGATGAGGCTTACGCCTACCCGGAAAGCTCGGGCGGCCTGTTCATCACCCGCTTCGCGCCGGCCGACCATGTGGACGCGGTGGGCACCATCGGTCTGCCGTACTACACCAGTCAGGAAATCCTGCCCCATGGCAAGGGCGTGGACCTGGAATCCCAGTCCAACCCGCTCAACCTCTGCACCAAGCCGGGGGCGGTAATCCGCCTGACGCCGTGAGCGCCTGGGGCGAACTGATCTCCAGCATGGACGACACCGTGTTTGACGTGCTGAGCGATAGCGCCTGGCTGGAGGGTGAAAAGCTGGCGGGCATGTTCTATGCCCCCTGGCTGGCCCCTGCGCTGGGCGGCCTGAAAACCCACATACGCGAACCTCACTTCACTGTCCGCGACGATGTGGCGGCAAGGGTGAGGGAAGGCGATGTGCTGACGGTGGGCAAACACGGGGAGTTCGAAGTGCTGGATTTGCAGCCCGACGGTTCCGGCCTGACGGCCATCATCCTACGCGGCAAGGGCGGCAACAACGCCAAGGCCGCCGCCGGCCTAGCCGGACGTCTGGTGTAAAGGGAGGGCGGCATGCTCCGCTTGAAGAACGAAATTGATATCCAGCCGCTTCAGGGGCTTTATCAAGGGCTGAGCGACGCCGCCTTTCAAAACGCCTGGCGCCGCGCCTTGCGCAAGACCGGCAATTGGGTGCGGGTGCATGTGGCCAAGCGCTTGAGCACTTCCACCCGCATCCCGCAGAAAGTCATCAAGCAACGGGTGTATTTCTTCTTGCGTTCGCAAATGCACGGCAAGGTCTGGTTGGGCCTCAATCCGATTGAGGCCGGCCGGCTGGGCCGTGCGCGGCAGACCCGCGCCGGGGTGACGGTGGGGCGGCACCGCTTCCCCGGCGCCTGGGTGATGCGCTATCGCGACCCCGGCGGCGTCTACCGCCGCACCGGGCACTGGATGACGGCAAAGCGCCACATCGTCACCAATGGCCCCAAGGGCAAAGACTATTGGGTGACGCAACGGCGCGAGGCTTACGAAAAGGTCAAGGTGGAATGGGATGCGGCGGCGGAGGCGGTATTCCGTGAAGTGGCGGAGGAGTCCCGGCAACGCTTGTTGGAGATTCTGGAGCAAGAAATCCGCTGGGAACTCAGAAAGGCAACCCAATGATCAAGAGCTTGCAAAGCGCCATCGAAATGCACCTGGCTCAGGCGCTGCCGGGTGTGCGGGTGGCGTTTTACCCTGACATGGAAAGCGAAACGCTGCCGCTGCCCATGCTGGCGCTGGAACTATCCGAGTTCGAGCCGGGGCGTGACATGGGCGCGGACCAGCTGGCGCTGGTGGCGACCATTCAGGCGCGGCTGGTGCTAGACCCGTCGCTGGCCGGGGCGGAGTTCGACGCGCCCCAGATGGCGGCGCGGGTGGCGCTGGAAGTGTACCGCGCTAAAAACTTCGGCCAGCCGCTGACGCCGGCCCGGCTGCGGCAAGTGGGGCCGGACGGGTTTAAGCCGGGGCTTGAAGGGTATCTGGTCTGGCTCATTGAGTGGGCGCATGAAATCGACGTGGGCAAGCCTGGTGATCTGACGTTGCCGGCGACCTTGCCGCCTAAGTCGGTGGGCTGGGTGGTGGAGGATGGCGGAGCCGTCGAGCATGTGGAAACCACGCCATGAGCTATGAACTGTCGGAACTGGATCGCCAGGTATCAAACATGCTAATGCCTGGCAGTGTGGCTGCTGTGCAGATGTCGCCGCCGCGGGTGCGGGTGGAGTCGGACGGCTGGGTGTCTGACTGGGTGCCGTGGTTTGCGGTAGCCGCTGGCGCTGCCCGGCATTGGCGGCCGCCCAGCCAGGGAGAGCAAGCCGTCTTGCTCAACCCCAGCGGCGACCCGGCGCAGGGCTTCGCGCTGGTGGGCTATTACACCACGGCCTTTGATGGCGATGGACGGCCGGATGTCATTGGCTGGCTGATGCCAGACGGGGCGGTGGCGGAGTACAACCACGCCGCCGGATCGTGGAAAGTGGCGGGTAGCAAGGTGGTGTCGGTTGAAAACGCCGAGGTGATCAATATCCGCAGCGGCGGCGCTGTGACGGTCAAGGCACCGTCGATCAAGCTGGATGCGCCCGATGTCGAGGTCACGGGCAATCTCAAGATAGGCGGCGCGTTGCAACAAGGCGCGGGCGGGGGGGGTAACGCCAGCTTTGGCGGCTCCGTTACCGCGGCGGGCGATGTGCGTGCCGGCGGCGTTAGTTTGCAAACGCATGTGCATATGGAGCAGGGCGACGGCGCACCGACTGGGCCGGCGCAGTAACGAGAATTGGGAGGCCGTGAAATGGATGTAAAGCCAGTAAAGGGTGGTAAAGCGATGGGTGAAGTGAAGTTCAGGGACCGGGAGTTTAAAAGCCGCGCCTTGATTACCCCGGACGGTGGGGTGGTGGCGGTGGAAGGGTTTGTGGTGACGACCAGCGATCCCGCCATCATCCAGTACCTGGAGCAACACCCGGAATTCAAGCGCGAGGAATAAACCATGCTGGGCATGTGCCGCCATACCGGCCGGCCGCTGGACGGGCTGGAGCATTTGAGGCAGTCGATAGCGGACATTCTGAGCACCCCGATAGGGAGCCGTCGCCGCCGCTTGGAGTACGGTAGCAAGTTGCCGCGGATGGTGGACCAACCCGGACATGCCGGGTGGGTGGCGGCGGTGCAAGCCGAGGCCGCGCGTTCGCTGGCGCGCTGGGAGCCGCGCATCAAGCTTAAGCGGGTGAGATTGGTCTCGGTGATAGATGGGCGATTTGGCTTTGTGGTTGAGTGCGACTACCAAGGTGAAGCCAGGATTCTGGAGGTGAACGCGTGATAGACCTTTCAAAACTGCCAATGCCGTCCTTGGTTGAGGACTTGGATTTCGAAGCGATCTATGCGGGGAAACTGGATCGCTTCAAGACGCTTTGGCCGGATTATGAAGCCGCTTTGGAGTCGGACCCGGTAGTCAAGTTGCTGGAATTGTCGGCATACGACGAGATGATGTATCGAGCCCGTGTAAATGATGCGGGCCGGGCTAGCTTTCTGGCGTATGCCGGTGGGGCTGATCTGGATAACCGGGCGGCGGATTTTGGCGTTCAGCGCCTGCTGATTCAAGCCGCTGACCCGAAGGCGTTGCCCCCAATTGACGCGATCTGGGAGGATGACGAAAGGTTGCGATACAGGGCGCAAATGGCGCTGGAGGGGTTGAGTGTCGCAGGCAGTCGCGGCGCTTACCTGTTTCATGCTCTTAGCGTTAGTGCTGACATAGCCGATGCCTCGGTTGATTCACCGACGTTCCATGTGGCCGAGTTGTCCCCCGACCTTCGCCAGCGCCTGCCGGCTGGCGCCATTGTGTTGGCCTGCAACTATTCGGCCGGGGTGGATGCTCCATTGCCTGGTGACGTAGTTGTAACCGTTTTACCTAAGCCAGGCATTGAAGCTGCGCCACTGTTGGAGCGAGTGAGCGCAGCATTGAGTGCCGATGATGTTCGCCCGCTAACCGACCGGCCACGGGTGCAGGCTGGCCAGCCGCAACCATTTGCAGTGGTGGCCACGATTGAGCCAGAGGACGGCCCGGACGCGGATGTGGTGCTGTCTAGTGCTCGCGTGAAGCTGGAGGAGGCGCTTACCGCTGCGCGCAAATTAGCGGGTGAAGTGCCGCGCTCGGCTATCTTTGCCGCGTTGCATGTGCCTGGGGTTCGGCGGGCGGAGTTGGCGCAGCCTGAAAAAGATATTCGCTGTGACCTTCACCATTACCCGGATTGTGTGCGGATTGAGTTGGGAAGGACGGGTAAATGAGCCGCCATCTATTGCCAAATAACCGTAGCGAGTTGGAAGCGGCGCTGGCGGATAGCGGCGTGCTGGAACTTGATGTCGAACGGCTGCGCGGTGTGGCTGATTCAGCCCGTTGCCCTGCGGCTTTGTTGCCCTGGCTGGCCTGGGCGATGTCGGTGGAAAGCTGGAGCGAAGCGGCCGATGAGGCGCAGCGGCGCGCGCTGATTCGCCAGTCCATTCCGATACACAAACACAAAGGCACAGCCGGCGCGGTACGGCGAGCAATGGCGGCGCTGGGTGTTAGCGTCGAATTCAAAGAATGGCGAGACTACGGCGGCGCGCCTTACACCTTCCGGCTGACCGCCTGGGCTAACGATAACCACGGCCAAGGCCAAGAACAGGTTTTGAGTGCGGAAATGTACCGCCGACTTCAGCGCGTGGTGGATGACGCCAAGAACGAGCGCAGTCATTACGAATTCAGACTGGGCGCCCGTTTTGATAACACGCTGGGCATTGCCTGCGCCGCCCGCGCATGCGCCGTGCGCCGTAATGCCGTGGCATGCCGGCCGGCGCCGGCACATCCCATTAATCACCCGGTTCAGCTCGCCAGCGCTATTCGTGCGCGCGGTGTGCTGCGCTTCAAGATGGAGGGCAAACCATGAGCGGCACCGCTCTAATACCGCAGATGCTGGACGCTGGTCTGGCCGCCATTCAGCTGGCCAGCGGCGACGGCGTTCGCTTGCGCATTACCCATATTGCGCTGGGTGACGCTGCGTACACGCCCCACCCTAGCCAGCTCGGCCTGCGCCATGAAATCGTGCGCTACCCCATCGCGGACGGCAAATCCACCGGTCCGCGCCAGCTGCACTTGACAGCACTGGCCGACGATAGCGCCGAATTCTGGGTGCGCGAAGTCGCCTTCATCCTGGAAAACGGCAAGGCGCTGGCGGTGTGGTCGCACCCCAGCCAGGCACTGGTCTACAAACAAGCCGGGCTGGAACTGCTGCTGGCTTACGACCTGACCCTGGCGGGCGTGCCGCCGGATAGCGTCATCGTCCAATCGACAGGCGCCGGCTTGAATCTGCACTTGGCCGAGGAGCTGGCCAGCCTGGCCGGCGCGGTGGTCGCTGGCATGAATGCCGATTTGCAGCAGGATGAGCAACTGGCTTCTCTGCGCGCAGACGTGGCCGAGCTGGCGGCCGTTGATTCGCGTGTGGCCGCTGAGCATACCGTCCAACTGGCGGCTTTAGCGGAGTCAAGCCGCAAATCGGAGCGGCGGCTTGACGCGCTGTTCAGCCTGCAAGCGCTCGCACATGACAGCCTGTTGGAAGTCGAGATCGCCAATTCGGCGGCCCTGATTCAAATGCAAACCTTACTTCTGAAAGGAACAACCCTATGAGCCTGGAAAGCGGAATCGCAGAGCTGACTCGCGCATCGACCGAATTAACCGCCACCGTGCGCGGCAAGACCGGTGAAATTGACGCCAAGGTGGCGGCGAAAATCAATGAGCTGGATGCGTGGCGGAATAGCGCGAAGGTGGATATGGCGCTGCCGTTTTCCGCCACGATAATGGTGGGCGGCGACGCGAACACCTATTACCCGGTGCCGATACGTCCTTGCCCAGTACGGCGCTTGGGCCGGCTTGTGATTTATCGCGATAACAATGACGCGTGCCCTCCATCGTTGGGGAGTGGTCATGTGGCTGGTCTGGTGCTGGATTTGCGAATGCGTGGTGATGGGTGGTCCGATTTTTATCACACCCGTGTTGATTACTACGGTTTTGCCTACCATCAGTCTGTAGCTAAAGTGCGAGTCGATCATATCGGCAGGTTTGTATGGTTGCGAGGCGGCGGAATGAGCTACCAATTTTTCGCTGACTTCGATCTTGAGCCCGGCGTAGTGATTCAAGGTACGGAAAACCTGAAGCCTATCTATTCAGCAGACACCCCTGTTTATCCACTTGTTGAAAGCGCCCCTTACCGTGGTGGAGGGGTGAAGGTGTCGCCATTGACAACGCCGGAGCCAATCTGGGGCAGCGCCATCACGACATCGACGGTTATTTAAAAGGAAGCCACCATGATTTTGAAATCTGTTGAGACCCCGCGAGGCACCATTGTCAACGTCTCCGAACAGGAGGCCCGCGAAATTTTTGGCGCAAGCAATGACGCCATCGCCACGGCACGCCGTGACGTCATGCTTGAAGTGCTGCGCAATGAGCGCAACACCTTGCTGCGCGCCTGCGACTGGACACAAGTACCGGACGCCGCGCTCACCGCAGAGCAGAAAGCCGCCTGGACCAAGTACCGCAAAACACTGCGCGACCTGCCTGAGTCCGTTGTGGATTTGGATAAGGTGGAATGGCCGGTGGCGCCGGCATAGGGTTCGCAGTTTTGTTGTGATTGACTCCCGCCTAAGCGGGTTTTTTTACGCCCAAAGGAAATGAAATGGCGAAACCTGATTTGTACCATGGCGTCACTGTGACGTTGGTAGATACCGGCCCCCGGACCATCGCATTGCCGTCTTCGTCCATTATCGGTCTGGTGGATGAGTTCAAGCCCGGCGCCGGCCTGGCCCAGCCCAATCAGGCCCGCAAGATAACCAACTTGCGCGAGGGGGCGGCGGCTTATGGCGAAGGTAGCCGTATCTTCCAGCAGATGAAAACCATCTTCGCCAAGACCTCGGCCGCCATCGTGGCGGTGGGGGTGGACGAGAAGTCCAGCGAAGGGGAGCGCATCAGCGCGGTGATTGGCGGGGAGGCCGCCAGCGGCGCCCGCACTGGCTTGCAAGCCCTGCTCAATGGCAAGTCCGAGTTCGGTTTGCATCCGCGTCTGATTGTCGCGCCGGGGCATTCGGCCAAGCAGCCGGTGGCCGCTGCCATGGACAGCCTGGCAGGAAAGCTTCGCGCTGTCGCTGTCATCGACGGCCCGGATACGACTGACGACGACGCGATCAAGTACGCGAAGAACTTCGGCAGCAAGCGTATGTATATGGTGGATGCGGGCGGCATCAAGGTTTGGGACAACCTGAACAGTAAGGAAATGCTGTTGCCCGCCTCCGCCGCCACGGCGGGCTTGTTCGCGGCCAAGGACGGCGAGCAGGGTAGCGGCAACGGCGGTTTCTGGTGCAGCCCGTCCAATACCGCGTTTGCCGACGTCCTCGGAACGGGCCGCGCGGTGGAATACCTGTATGGCGATCCGACTTGTCGCGCCAACCTGCTGAACCGGGAATCCATCTCCACCATCATCCGCGAGGGCGGTTTCCGGCTGTGGGGCAACCGTACCTTGTCGTCTGATCCGAAGTGGTCGTTTGTCACGCGCGTTCGTACCTGCGACATGGTGATGGACGCCATCCTGGCCGGCCACCAGTGGGCAGTGGACCGCGGCATTACCAAGACCTACGTCAAGGACGTGTCCGACGGGCTGGCCGCGTTCATGCGCGACTTGAAGGCTATGGGTGCGGTGATCAATTTCGAGGTGTACCCGGACCCGGAATTGAACACGCCCACTCAGCTAGAGGAAGGCAAGATTTACTGGCGCATCCGTTTCACCGACGTGCCGCCGGCTGAAAACCCCAACTTCCTGGTGGAAGTGACTAATCAGTGGATTGGCGAAGTGCTGACCGCCTAAGGAAAAGGAAATATCGATGGTCCCGGATACATTGACGAACATGAACTTGCACATTGCCGGCCGTAGTTACGCCGGCAAAGTGTCGCAATTGCAGTTGCCCAAGCTCAAGCGCAAGACCGAGTCGCACCGTGGCGGCGGTACGGATGCGGAAGTGGATATGGCGGTGGGCCTGGAAAAGCTGGAGGGCGGCTTTAGTTTGACCGGCTTTGACCGCGAATCCCTGTCCTATTTCGGGCTGGCGGATGGTGGCGGTTTCAACGGCACTTTCCGTGGTGCGTTTACCGACCGTCGCGGCAAGGTGGTGGGGGTGGAGGTGGATTTCCGCGGCCTGCTGACGGAAGTCGATATGGGGACGTGGGAGCCGGGCAAGAAAAACGAAACCAAGTACAACATCAGCTTGGACTATTACAAGCTGGCGGCGGATGGGGCGGTGGTATTCGAGATGGACCCGCTCAACAATATCCGCGTTATTGACGGCAAGGACGAGCTTGCCGCTGAGCGCGCTGCGCTGGGTATTTAATCCGGCAGTGGTAATAACTGAACACCCCGCCTTGTGCGGGGTGTTGTCATCTAAAGGGGTACGAACATGAGTGAAATCAAGCCGGAAACCATCAAGCTGTCGCAAGCCATTGAGTTGAACGGGGTGAAGGTCAACACGCTGACCATGCGGGCGCCGACGGTGGGCGATGAACTGGACGCGCGCCAACTGGCGGGCGGCGATGACGCCAAGTTCGAGTTGCACATCCTGGCCAGCTTGCTGGGCGGGGCACCGGACGATCTGCGCCAGGTGCTGAAGCGTGACTACGGCAAATTAACGAAAGCCTACCTTCGGCTATCTAGCGAAGAGTGAAACCGTTAAGTGGGGGCTTTCGGAGTGGAAGGCGGTGCGGCGTGAGCTGGCCAAGCGCTACGGCTGGCCGCCGTCGGTGATCGATGCGCTCAGGGTCGATGAATTGGACGACTGGCTGGATTAATTGCTGGGCCGGAAGATTTTGTAAATCAGGAAGAAAAAGCCGGCGATGGCAATGATGGTGAAGCAAGTGACCAAGACCGCGCCTAATGCCCCCCATCCGGCATTGGCCCAGCTAAAGCCGTTATCTCGCACATTGATATACGCCCCGATGGGCGCGGGGATGAGCAAGACAATCCACGTAACCAAATCAATGATCTTCTTCGCATCCATGATGTAGGAATTCCCAATGAGTAACGATATTGCTGTAGGCATTGTAATTGGTGGCGCAGTTTCTGCAAGCCTCGGCCAGGCGGTGGGGAAGACCAAGCAATCATTCGATGAGTTGCAAAAGTCCGCCGGCAACACCTCGGGGCTTAAGGCGCTGATCGGTGAAACCCAGCGTTTGCAGCGCGAAGTGGCGGCGGCGGATGCCGCCAGCCGCCGGATTGGGCTGGAAGGGGTGCGCAAGCTGCGCGGCGAGGTGGCGGGCTTGGAGGGCGATTGGAAGTCCGCCACCGGCAACGTGTCCGAGTTGGCGCGCAAACTGGCCGAGGCCCGGCGCGAATCCGTGGGGCGGGCCGAGGCGGTGCCGGCGCTGGAGGCGGAGCACCGCGCCCTGCAGGAGACGGCGCGGAGAGCCGCCGCCCTGGCCGAGGTCAAGCGAGCCGCCTGGCAGGACGCGCGCGCGGGGGCGAATGTCAGCCAAATGGAAGTGCTGGCGCTCAAGCAGCAAGCCGAGGCGGCGGCCACGGCCAGTAAGGAGGCCAGGGCGGCGGCGGCGGCCAAAAAGCAAGACATTGCCACGGCCAAGCAAGCCAGCGCGGCGGAGCAGGGCTTGTCCGCTGAACTGGAGAAAGCCAAGGCCGCGGCCGCGCGCGCTAAGCAGGCGTATGAAGGCAAGCGGCAGGAGTTGCAGCAGACCCGAGCGGCGTTAAAGGACACTGCCGGGGCGGTGGGCGATGCCAGCCGTCAGACGCTGCTATTGGGCGACGCGGTCAAGAAGACGACCAGCGCCGCCAGTCCCTTGCGCCAGTCGCTGGACGCCAATATCCGCAAGCTGAAGGATATGGGCGTCCATGTTGGCGATTTGGATCGCGCGATGCGCCGGCTGCAACAGACCGAAAAGGCGATGCAGTGGAAGACAGCCGGGCGCGAGAGTCTGCAAAGCGGGGTACGGCTGGGCATGACGGCCGGCGCCGGGGTGGTGGGCGCCACCGCAATCCCGACCAAAATCAGCGGCGACTTTCAGGCGGAGATTCGCGATATCGCGATCAAGGCCGGTATCGCCGGCAAGGCCGACGAAGGCAAGATGGCTGACGCGATCATGGCCTTGGCTGTCGGGGATGGCCGTAGCCAGGGAGCGCGGATGGACCCGGCCCAGCTGGCGCAGGCCATTAACGGCTTAGTGACGCAGGGCATGGACTCCGGTGAAGCCCTGGGCCATGGCAAGCTGCTGGCGGAGTTGATCCGCGGGCAGAAAATGGACCCGACCGATGCCGCCAAGCTGATCTATGCGTTTGGCCAAAACGGGGTCAAGCCGGAGCAGATGCGCAAGTCGATGGGCGAAGTGGCGGTGGCCGGCGATATCGGCGCGTTCGAGTCCGACAAAATGGCCAAGTTTATGCCGGAACTGCTGGCGACCACGGGCGCTCTCGGTTTCGATGGTCCGGCAGCGGTGCGCTATATCGCCGCCAGCTTGCAAGCCCAAGTCAAGCTGACCGGCGACCCGGACAGCGCCGCCAACAACTTTAAAAACCTGCTGGCCAAGATTACCGCGCCGGATACGGACAAGAAGTTCGAGGATGCCGGCATTGACTTGCAAGGCTCGATGAAGGCGTACATCAAGAAGGGCTACAACCCGATAGATGCCTTTATCACCCTGACCGAGCGCATGCAGTCGGACAAAGACCCTGGCAAGCGCAAGAAGATGGAGCAGGTCAAAGCCAAGATTCGTGACAGCAAGAACAAGGCGGAAGAAAACGAGGCGCTGGACGCGTACATGAAAATGGCCGGCCTGGCCGACATCATGACGGACCAACAAGCGCGCATGGGCGCGCTGGCGCAAATCAAATATGGCGGCCAGATCAAAGAAGACTTGGGCAAGATTCAGTCCACCGACGGCGGTAAAAAGCTGGCCGACGATAAAAAGTCCCGCGATGAATTAAGCAATTCCAAATGGGAGGCGGTGGCGGCGGATTTTAACGCGGCCATGGTTCAAGTCGGCAATGCGTTGAGGCCGGCGACGGATGCCGCAGCCAGTTTTGCATCCACGGTGTTGCAGCTTGGCGGCACGGTGGCCAAAGAGCATCCGCAGTTGGCCACGCTGGGCGGAGTGGCTGCTGGCGCGGTGGGGCTGGTGGCTGCCAAGCGCATCCTGGGTGGCGCGGCGCAGTGGATTGGCGGCGCCGCCCTGGGCGGGTTGGCTGGCCGGTTGCCTGGGTTTAAGGGCGGCAAGGCTGGCGCCGGAGGCGTCGGTGGCAAGCTAGGTGAGATGCTGGGCGCTGCCGCAGGGGTTCAGCAAGTTTATGTCACCAACTGGCCAGGTGGCGGTATGGGGGGCGGGTTGGACCTTGGCGGGCCAGGGGGCGGCAAAGGCGGCAAAGCGGGTGGCGGCCGCCTCGGCAGGCTTGGGGGTGTCGCGCGTGGGGTGTTGGGTGAGGCGGCATTGTCCGGCCGCGCGGCATTGATGGCGCCATCGATGGGCAGTCTTGCCGGGGCATCGGCGGGGACCATCGCCGCATCGGGTGCCATGGTGGCGGGCGCGGGGGTAGCCGGATACGCCACGGGAACCGCTATCAATGCGGGCATCTCGGCGGCCTTGAGTGCTTCCACGGGCAGCGAAACAACTTTGGGTAGCTGGTTGTATGACAAGCTCAATGGCGGTGCCGACAAGGCAGCGCTGGGGCCGATGGTGTACCCGATCAAACCCAAGACGCCAGCAGGTGATACCGGCAAACCAGCGGCGCCCGTGGCGGCTGATCCAGTCAAGGCGGGCCAGGCCGCAAAGCCTGTGGCGGTTCCGCCGGCACAGCAAAACCATACCTTTGCGCCGGTCATCCACGTCAAAGTCATGGGGGATGTTAAGAGCCCGGCGGAGCTGGCCAATCAACTGATGCCCCACTTAAAGCGCCTGTTTGACCAGTGGACCGCGCAGCAGCGCGGCGGATCGGGTCAGTTGTTTGATCCAGTGGGCTGATGCCTCGCGCAAGCGGGGTTTTTTTATTGTGGGGGGAATAAATGGAGCTGACTGCGGTTTTGCAGCAAGCAATCAATAGCGCGACCCGTGCGGCCAGCATTGCCCGTTTACCGTCCGGCCTGGGGGACGTTGCAAAAGGGTTGATGCAGGCACGCAATGCAACGAGCTTAGCTGGGATGGCCGCCGGCATGTTGACGGCGGGTTCGCCGCTGCTGGGCGCGCAAGCGGGGCTGGCGCGGCGTGCTGCCGGAATTTTGACGCTTGCATCCAAAGACCTGGCGGCGGCGGGGAATGAAGCGCTTAAGCTGGCGGGCGTGGCTTTGGGAGCGGCAACGTCGAAACTGAAGAAGGCAATGGGCGGCGCCCTCAGTGTGCTGGCCGGCGGCGGTGTTGCGGGGCAGTTGCTCAGAGCGTCGGGTCTGGCGTCCATGTTCGGTGACGGCGGCGGTGCGGGAGGCCAGGGCTTCTTGCTTGAGCTCGCGCCGACCAAAGGCGCGCCGTTCCGCTTTGAGTTGGGGAAGGCGGCGTATGACTCTTTCGCGCGTGACACAGGGTTCAATATCGCGGACCAAGAGCGGCTAACACGCCTGCCGGCGCAGCAGGCAGTGGCCAAGGGGAAGGACACCATCAGCTTGCGCGGCGCGATCTACCTGGCGCGGCACGGAGCCGGCCACATAGACCGCCTGCGCGAATTGGGTGCCGCGCTGGAGCCGCTGACGGTAACGACCGGTTACGGCGATTACCTGGGGCGCTGGTATCTGTCCCGCTTGCAAGAAGAGCAGGGCTATCTATTTGCCGACGGCGCCCCGCGCAAGCAGGGCTTTACCTTGGAGTTGGTCCGCTATGGCGATGACTATCAGAACGTCTGACGGCGACATGCTGGACGTGTTGTGCCGGGCGCATTACGGCTACGACGAAAGCGCGGTTGAACAGGTGCTTGAGGCGAATCCGGGTTTGGCCGCGATACGTGAGCCCTACCCGAGCGGGGTGTCCATTACGTTGCCGGATATCGAGGCGCCGGCCGGCGATGTTGTGACGTTATGGGAGTGAGCCATGAGACCGATTTTTAAGGTGTTGTTGACCAGTACCAAGACAAAGCCGGCTGCGGATAAAGAGGCCAAGCCGCAGGACATTACCAAGCTCTTGGCCGACCGCTTAATTAGCCTGCGCGTGACCGACAAGGCGGGGCTGGACAGCGATGAACTGGAAATCACGTTGGACGACCGTGACGGCGCGGTGACGCTGCCAGAAACCGGCGCAGGGCTGGAGGTGAGTTTGGGCTATCAGGAAACCGGGTTGACCCGTATCGGGCAATTCCGGGTTGATGAAGTGGAGTCCAGCGGGCCGCCGCAAACCGTAATTATCCGCGGTCGTCCGGCCAATCTTGCCGGCTCCATTCGTCAGGCACGGCGGCACTCCTGGGAAGGGGTGCAACTGGAGCAGATCGTGAAGGACATCGCAGCGCGCAACAAGCTGAAACCGGTGTGTCGGGTTAAAGCTACGGTTTCGCGGGTGGACCAGATGAATGAATCGGACCTGCACTTCCTGACCCGCATTGCGCAGCAGTACGACGCCACAGCCACGGTTAAAGGCGGCCAGGTGCTGGTATTGCCGCGCGGCGGACAAACCAAGAGCGTCAGCGGTAAAACGCTGCCGGTGTTGGTGCTGTCCCGGCGAGACGTCAGCAGTTGGCATTTTAAGCGTAGTGATCGGGCCGCGGCCGGCGGCGCGGTGGCGCGTAGTCACGACAAGAAGACCGGTAAAACCCTGTCCATCTATGTGCCGGATACCGAGCACAAAGAGAAGTCGCCGCGCGTCATTCGCCACGGCGCCGCCAGCAAGGGGGCGGCTGGGGCGGCGGCCAAGGCGGCCAGCAACCGCGCGCGTCGGGCCGAGTTGACGATGCAGCTGCGCTTGCCTGGCCGGGCTGAGGTGGTGGCTGAACGGCAATTGCGCACGCAGGGTTTGAAAGCCGGCATTGATCATTTGTGGACCGTGGACGCCGTGGTCCACGACTACAGCCGCAGCGGCTGGGAAACCAGCCTGGAGCTGGTGCTGAACAAAAAAGCCAAAGGGAAAAAAGGTGGCAAGAAGGGGCGCAAAACTAAAAAACCGGGCGTTGTTCTGGCGCCAAACTAATAAGGAAAAATATGTCTGAGCCTGTTTCTAGTGGTGGCGCGGCGGTAATGGCGGGGGTGTTGGGCGCGGCCTCGCTGGTGCCGTATCTCAATGACGGGGTGTTGTTCGCGTCGTTTGCCGGCGGTGCAGTGTTCGTGCTGAGCGCGAGGGATTACAGCTGGCGCGAGCGGGTGGTTTATCTGTTCGTCTCGGTGGTCATCGGCACGATCTGCGCGCGCTTCGCCGCCGGCATCATTGATGCGGCAGTAGACGCGATAACCCAGCGGGACTTGACCGTGCCGGATAGCGCGGGCGCGCTGCTGGCCAGTGCCGTTTCGGTCCGCATACTGCAAGGCTTTATCCGCCGTTTCGAGTCCGGCCCTCCCGTGGCGCCGTGGGAGATCAAAAAATGACCGCTATTGCTGTTGTAAATGCCGTGGTGTGCGTTGCGATCTGCGCCCGGCTGTTGATGTTCCGCCGCGATGGCGCGCGGCATCGGCCTTGGGCGTGCTGGCTTGCCTATGCCTTGATTCTTGCCAGTGCCTGGGCGGGGCTGGAAGGCTTTACGGGCCGGGTGGCCGTTGGCCCTGGTGCCCTGGTGATCAATCTTTTTCTCTGCGCGGCGGTGT